CTTGTCGCGCCGGCTGCGTTAGTTGCCCATGCTTGAATGTCAGTAGCACTATCAGATAGTCCCATTGGAGTGTCACCCAAAATGTAACCTGTTTCACCGCGATCACTATTCAATACGACCATGTTAGGTTGTAATTCTGGATAGTTAGGAGTAGCCATCAAGTTGAAGAAGTTATCTTCGTCACGTAAATCAGTGTTAGTGTCAATTGCCGCACGTAGTGCTTCAACAACCATAGCACGTTGTGCCTTACGACCCATGTACGGAGATCCATTAGATTGTAGACCACTTACTGATACCCATGCATCTCTTTCTGTCGGTAAAGACTCACCTGGGAAATTAGCATTACTAAAGTAATTTGCCTTGAATTGTTTAACATTATATCCTGAACGGCGTGTATTAAACAATAACATACCAGTTGGATACAATGCTGCGTCAGGAGCATCAATATCTAGATAGTTACTTGTTAACAAACTAGTGATTGTAGGGATAAGATCCTCAGTTACTGATGTTGTACCGTTAGTTGCCCAACGACCGTCAGCAAACAATACACCTTCAGGATTTGTTTGATCTGAGTTATCTAACAACACCCACTGACTCTCACCACTAACAGACTGCCAACGATAAATCACTGGGTAATTTTCTAGATCGGCTGTGCTAATCCACAGATCACCAAAGACTAATGCAGTACCGTCGCTTTGGGTTGTTGGCTCAGTAGCACTTACAATAGGACCTGCAGGATCAGTAGCATTTGCACCTGTTGGTGTTGGGAAACCGTTCAAGTCATAGTTTTGATTCTTATAACCTTTCCAGTTACCGTTGTAGTTAATCATGATATCAACTTGGTCTACTACACTGTAGAACCAATTACGGTTGTTTGGTGGGTTAGCTACTGGAGCACCTTCGTTAGCAGTATATTCAAATTCTACCCAATTAGATAATAATACGCCGTATGTTGGTTGTGAAGTTCCTGAAATGTATGTTATACTAGTGACTTCACCGCTAATGTTCACTGATGTGACTTCAATTACTAGGTTATTTGTACCAGCATCACCACCTAAGTCGTCGCCACTAAATGTCACTATTTCACCAACTACATATCCAGATCCTGGATTTGTAAATGTTGTTAGGAGAGGTACATACAAACCATACACACTAAAAACGCTTATTTCTAATCCGGTTCCTGAACCTGAAGTAGCTGATTGCGGTACGCCAGTAAAATTATATCCAGGGTCTGTGAAATATTTCACACCATCTGTAGTTCCTGCAATGAATCCGGCTTCTACTAAAACGCCACTAGATTTACCTTGTTCTGCACCGGATGTATACGCATCGTTAATTGAAATAGCTCCACCTTCACTGTGCGTTATTTGAATTGCTCCTGAAGTTGCAACTGTTGCTGTTGCATAAGGAATACCTGCATTAGCCCAAGCAATTACAAAGTCTGATGCATCCGCGCCTTCACCAATTGTTACTGTATATACTGAAGACATCAAGGTTCCGTTAGGAGAAGACACTGTTACGCTAAGTGTATAAGGTCCTGTACCAGCTGGTCCTAAACCTGAAAAGTCAGGTGCTGTATTTGTTCCAGTCACAACAGTTGGTCCAGTAGCTATGCGCTTCCATAAGTTAACAGGAGTTACTTTAGTTGAGTTATTAAAGTTGTACTGAGCATATACTGTCCCAGCTGGAATTGCTTGACCACCAGTTGGATCTAGTGTAGCATTTACTGCCGCATCACTTAATGCTAGAGGAACAGTTTTAACTGCCCAATCTTCGGTGATGTTGCTCCATTCTTTAACAACTGGATTTAAGCCAGTTCCGCCGGCTTTCATCCATACGGATCCTGTTGGACGAGGGTTAGCTTGTCCAGCTTGCCATAGTGGTTGTTGTGCACCAGTTCCCCATAATAATAGAGGTTGATAATATGTACCGGCATCGATACCGAGATCATCTAAGACTGTGCCGGAACCTGTACTAATAGTAATAAAACGAGCCGGAGGGCCCTCACCTTCTGGATAATTTTGAAATATGCATAATTTACCATTGCGTACGGATGCAGCTAGATATGTCAATCCGAAGCCATTAATTTCCGATGCGATTCCAGCAACGTTACCAACGCCGCCGCCTGCATCAGGTACAGTTATTGCAAATGTAACATCACCGTCAAGATTTAAGTTAAATGTGTCGCCGGCATCTAGTACTGGGTTAGATTCAGTACCTTCTATAGAAGGCCAATCTAATTTCCATCCACTTCCGCCTACTGTTACCCAAACATTAGAAGTAGTCTTATAGAAAAATTGAAAAACTGTTGATGGGGCTGCTGATTCTTGACCCGGAGCATAAACAGCATAGTCACCAATACTTCCTAATGTTTGTACTGGTACGCCGCTTATCATATTACTGTTGTCAGTAATAACGATAGGAGTTTGTAGCTCAAAACTACTTGTTGTAGCATTGAATTCATAGATGCCCCATGTTGAGGCAGTTGTGTCTAACCAATAAGTTCCGTTTTCTGGATTACCTGATGGACGACCTGTAGTTCCGACTAGACTTGCTAAGTCAATGTCTGCTCTTAATACGTAGCAACGATTAGTCACTCCGAGTAAAGAGTAAGCAGCCAATAGACCGTACTCATTAAGCTCATAACCCTGTAGTGGTGTTCCATTACTGGAAGTATAAAACGTTGGGTTACCGTAAAGAGTAACAAGGTCACGTTGACTCGTAACTTGATATAATTTATTTGCGTTTGCCGTTGTAGTAGCTGCTGCGACACTAACACCGTTAGGGTCAACTTTGTCTTGTGCAGTTGCTATCAATACGAACGGAACGGATCCTGGTGCGGCTGGAAGGTACTGACTTTGGTCAATTACTTGTACTTCTACGCCTGGAGATGTTAATGCCATTTTTCTTTTCCTTTATGTAAAATTTTGAGGCTTACGGCCTAAATGCATAATATTATTTAGTAAAAAAATCAAAAAAGGCTGGTTTAGCGTGCCTTCGAAGGTTAATTTTTATAAATACAATATGAGTGTGCTTAGACCTATCTGCGACAAGTGTAATAAAAATTACAGAGCCATTAACTATGTCCGTGACGGTGTAACTCACTACCGTAGTGGTTGTGATGAATGTGGGCGCAAGAAAAAGAAGCTAAAACCTAGAAGGTCTCTTTGGGCCAAAGGCGGGTACAAGAAAAAAGCCACATGTGATTTATGTGGCTTTCATAGTGTTTTATCAACTCAAATTACAGTGTTTCACATAGACGGTGATCTAGAAAACATTAATCCAAGTAATCTTAGGTCTATATGTTTAAACTGCATTGAAGTTGTCAAAAAGACTGAGGTTACGTGGCGTAGAGGTGACTTACAAGTTGATTATTGATTCAACTTGCTTGTGCAAATTATCGATTGTGCTATTATTATCAACATAGTGGTCATAGTTGATACCAACGCTCGAATACTCACTTGCATGTACCCTGAGTTTATCTAGTTTAGCTTTGCTAATAGACCAAGTCATATTACCCACTTCGCCTTTGTTGTAACTAACTGCGGCTTCATACCATTCTGGTTGCTTGCCCCTGACAACACGCATTGTAATACCACCTGCGTTTTTGATAGCATTGACTTCATTAGCAAATCGGCAGTCGGTTATAACGATATTATCCTTAGATTGACGTAACTTATTCTCTACGCTAGCAACCCAAATATCTTTATGGAAGTTATTACGCAGTACCTCAGTTCCCCAATATTGCAGAACCCAGCGTGGCGTGATTTCCATGTTCAATCTTTCACTCCACCATATATCTTTTTGCTCTCGCCATTCTCTACTAGACTTAGTAGATCCTTCTAACAACTCTCTATCCCAACCAAATACTGCTGAAACTGCATCTTTGAGTGAGGCTGCAAAACTTACTCTTTTAAATCCATGAAAAGTACAAAGATAATCTGCAACTGTATCTTTTCCGCTACCGATCAATCCGGTTACACCTAGAATCATATGGAAACTCCTATCAGATACTTAGTATATGACAGGAGTGTAGGAAAAGAAAGTGTTTAGGTTAACCTTGAATCCATGTTAACGGCTGGCTGTAATCTACGTATCGTTTCAACTCATCAATTAAATTTAACTGCAACTCTTTTGCTTCGGCTTTCATAGCTGCACCGTTTAAGCTAGTGCCGCCACCAGGACCGGCTATGCTAGCAAACTTCTCACGTGCTTCGCCTATGATACCTTTTAGCACAGCTAAGGTAAAGTCACCAATCCATACACCTGCTCCAGGATCTTGTAGTAACACTTCTACAGAACGTTGAACATCAGCCCATATAAGAACCTTCTCACCTGTACCTTTAAAATCACGTACAATACGCATGACCTTGGTCACAGGGTCGAATGTATAGTTTAAGTATCCACCGAACATACGTGCAGTCAATTCAACATAACCAGCATAGAAATCATATGTAGCTAATCCGCCGGCTACGTTATAATTCAATAGGTACGTATTTAATATAGCAGAACTGAATGGATCGAATGATGTAGACCCCGGGCCAGTTTCTAATCCAACTGTTCTACGGTATAAACATCTTACATTGATAAATTCACTAGGTAATGTATAGGTATCAACATTTTTAATAACAGTGAATAGTGTATATGTCTCCGCAGTTGCATTCTGTGCCCTTTGTCGGTATATCTTTATGGCGTAATTAAACGCGGCTTCATAATGTTGCGGGTCTAATTCCAAGTCAATGATATCACCACC